GTGACAGGCCCCTTGGCCCCGGACACCGTATCGGTGAACTGGATCAGGTGGCGGTCGACCGCATCAAGCGCGCTACCCTGGACAGTATGTTTGATAGACAACTGTCGAGGGTAAGCGAGGTTGGTAGCGGCATCGATCCGGCGTGTCTCGGTACCATTCTGGGAAACCAGTTGGTACACGACATCCACACCGGCTCGATCATCGAGTGTGAGTGTTTGAGCAAGCATGTGGACTCCTTTGTTGCGCGTACTATCGCCCGCCAAGGGCGAGAAGCAGCGCCAGCTCTCTGGGAGAAAGGTTGGAGATCGTAAGACCGCCAACCGGAAGACCAGGGACCCTAGAGTACCTTCGGTAGGAGATCGTCCCAAGTTTGCGCGGTGGGAAACCCACGCCAATAACATTAGGATTCTCCACAATAAGTTCAAGTTGAGTCGTCGTAGTGACGCTCGACGTGAACCCGCTGGTCTGCCAGCCAACAGGCTGGGGAGTCGCAGCGGCAAGGTGCCCGGAAACATTGAAAAACCAGTCCATGACAAAGGAAAATGGAAGAGCATTCCACAGTACTTTGACAGGGTTCTGGAGTCCAAGGGCACCACTGAAGGCACGAAGCTGGCCGATCAATCCGTCAAGATAGTCGAGATTCTGGAAGACGTATCCTCCAGCTCGCCAATCGTAACGGGTTGAAAGGTGCTTCACCCTGATTTGGAAAGACTTGTAGTAGCTTTCGACCTGATCAGCAAGACCTCCTACAACGTAGAAGTTCTCACTGACAGCTCCAAGCCTGGTTCGCTTACCGGCGATTTCTCTGAGGTGTTCAAGCCTCTGAGTGACGCGTTCGTTAAGCTCGCCTAGGGTCTTGAGGTCGCTGAGAAAGGGTTTCCACCCAAACTCAACGTTCAAGATACCCGACTGCACAGTCTCCAGGTATGTGTGAGCTATCTTAGGGATAAGAGTCCCTAACTCACGCAATTCCCAAAGGAAGTTAGCAATGCTAATCTCCTCGGGGAAGGCAGAAGAAAATGTGGCGAAAGCCTTCAAATTCTCTGCCAACCAGGCCGAATCAGGTAGGGTACGCACGAAGAGATTCACCTTCCCCGGGACACAATACTGCGGAAAACTTGGTGTAAATAAGTTTCCGTGGTCTTGCATCATCTGAGGAAGGGGGGCCACAGGCCCATACCATCGTTCATGGTCGCAACCATGAGCTGCATACCGGCCTCGACCTTTACGGTCGACACGGTCACGAATGGTGCTTAACCCCATACTGTCGGACCATTGTGGGACGGTAAACCATCCCTGGTTCCAACGAGGGGCGAACACACCAGGCGTGCCCGGATCCCCGCTACCTGCGGGGCCACCGGTGTAGCCCGACATATTCACGATAAGCTGCTTGTTAGCATGCTTACCTTGAGTACGCGTACGATTGGTATGAAAATCCACGTGTCTGGAATCCTTCCGACGACCACAACAATCGGCCGTCATCAAGAGGAGCCCCCCAG